CGCACCCGCCGCACCCACAGCACCCGTAGCACCCGCAACACCCGCTGCGCCGGTACCGACCACACAGGTATCCTACAAGCCGGATGACCTGGCACGCGCGGCCATGTCCCTTATGGACTCCGGGAGACAGCCGGATCTGATCGCCCTTCTCGGGCAGTTCGGCGTTGTGTCGATCCCCGATCTCCGTCCGGAGCAGTACGGGGCGTTTGCCACAGCGTTACGCGGAATGGGGGCCCAGATCTGATGGCACACTCCATGTTAAGCCCCTCCGGGGCACACAGATGGCTGGCCTGCACCCCCAGCGCCGTGCTGGAGCGCCAGTTTCCGGACCAGGGTTCTGACGCGGCCGCAGAGGGGACCCTGGCCCATGAACTGGCGGAGTTAAAACTGCGGAATTTCTTCCAGGCCGCAGATTTCGGAAAAACAAAGTTTACCCAGGCTGTGAACGCGCTGAAAAGGGATCCGCTGTGGAAGGATGAGATGCAGGGCTACACGGATACATATCTGGACTATGTAAAGTCCCTGTCTCTGGGATTTGAAAACACGCCCAGCGCGATGGTGGAGAAGCATATCGATCTTGATATGTATATCCCGAGTCTCCCGGAAGAGGATCCGGCCGGGGGGACCGCGGACTGCATCTTGATCGGCGGCGGGGTCCTGCACATCATCGACTTCAAGTACGGCAAAGGGGTCCCTGTATCCGCGGAAGGGAACCCGCAGCTCTCCCTGTATGCCCTGGGGGCCTACGAGGCCTATAAGATCCTGTATCCCATCGAGAGGATTGAACTCCATATCGTGCAGCCCAGGATCAGTGATGAGCCATCGGAATGGGGGTGCTCCCTGACCGAGCTCCTGGCATTCGGGCGCTGGGTGAAACTGCGGGCGGCCCTCGCCATCGAGGGGGAAGGAGATTACCGCCCGTCAAAGGATAACTGCCGGTTCTGCCGAGCAAAAGCGACCTGCCGTGCCAGGGCAGAAAAGAACGTGGAGCTGGCCTTTGGCCCGGTCGGGAAGAAACCGCCGTTGATCAGCAACGAGGAGATGGGAAAGTTTTTAAAACAGGGAGAGGACGTGGCCAGATGGATTGCGGATCTCCAGGACTGTGCGCTGGCCCAGTGCCTGGCAGGGAAAGACGTGCCCGGCTGGAAGGCTGTGGAAGGGCGCGGATCCCGGGAATGGACGGATCTCGATAAGGCCTTCAGGGGACTGGAGACCGCAGGAGTAGAGGCGGAACTTCTCTGGGAGAGAAGACCCCTGTCCGTTGCCCAGGCAGAAAAGGTCATCGGGAAAAAAGAATTCGAGGTCCTGGCCAAAGATTATGTTGTGAAGAAGCCGGGAAAACCAGCACTGGTGGAAGAGTCGGACAAGCGCCCGGCCATTACGAATAAAATAACCGCCGAAGAGGCGTTCAAGGAGGAAAAATAATATGAATGAACTGACAAACGTGACAACCGGAGAAGTAAGACTGAGTTATGTACATCTGTTTAAGCCCTATGCCGCCATGCAGGGGGCGGAGGAAAGATACAGCTGCACGATCCTTGTTCCGAAGACAGATACGGATACGATGGGCCGCATCCAGGCAGCCATCGAAGAAGCCAAGAGGAAAGGGACCGCAGACAAGTGGGGTGGCGTGTGTCCCCCGATTGTCCCGACTCCGGTATATGACGGAGACGGGGTACGGCCTTCCGACGGGATGGCTTTCGGCCCGGAGTGCAAAGGGCACTGGGTATTCACGGCCAACGCCAAGGCGGACTATCCCCCGGAGATCGTGGACAAGATGGGAAATCCGATCATCAACCAGTCCGAGATCTACAGCGGGATCTACGGCCGCGTGAACGTTACCTTCTTCCCGTATGCATTCGGCGGTAAAAAGGGGATCGGGTGCGGCCTGGGACCGGTACAGAAGCTGCGTGACGGAGAGCCCCTGGGAGGAAGTGCTCCGACCGCGGCACAGGTCTTCGGGACCCCGCAGCCGCAGACAACACCCGCACAGAATGCAAATCCGTTACCGTGGGGACCCCAGGGCGGCGGGATCAATCCCATCACAGGGATGCCTTATTAAGAGGACAGTATGGGGGATACCCCCATACTGACAGGAGGAAACCATGAAACATCTCAGCATCGATATCGAAACAAGAAGCAGCGTGGACATCGGGAAGGCAGGGCTGTATAAATACGCCCAGTCCCCCGATTTCCGCATCCTCCTGTTTGCCTTCCAGGAAGACGAGAATCCGGTGGAGGTCGTCGATCTTGCCCAGGGGGAGGGGATCCCGGAACATGCGGTCCGGATGCTTGCTGATCCGGATGTCACGAAACATGCGTATAACGCGGCATTTGAGTGGTACTGCCTGAACCGGGCCGGGTACCAGACCCCGCTGGAGCAGTGGCGCTGTACCATGGCCCATGGTCTGTACTGCGGATACACGGCCGGACTGGACGCGACCGGAAAAGCCATCGGCCTTCCCCAGGACAAGCAGAAGCTGGCTGCCGGAAAGGCGCTGATCCGGTATTTCTGTGTCCCCTGCAGGCCAACAAAGACCAACGGGAACCGTACCTGGAACCAGCCGTGGCATGCAAAAGAGAAATGGGAGCTTTTCAAGGAATACAACAGACAGGATGTTGTGACAGAACGGGCGATCTTAAACCGTCTGGAGCAGTTTCCGATGCCGGAGGCGGAGCAGAAGCAGTGGCAGATGGATGTCCTCATGAATGCGTTCGGGGTCCGTGTGGACACGGAACTGATCAAAGGGGCCCTGTACATCGATGCAGTCAGCACGCAGGAGCTGACAGAGGAGGCGGTCCGGATCACCGGCCTGGGAAATCCCAACAGCGGGGCCCAGCTGGTGCCGTGGCTGAACACACAGTGCGGGAAAGAACGGTTCCAGGATATCCAGAAGGCGACCGTGGCGGATGCCCTGGATCACAGGGAGGACTATCCGGAGGATGTGCAGCGGATGCTGGAGATCCGGCAGCAGCTCGGGAAGACCTCCATCAAAAAGTATGTGGCCATGGATACGGCAAAAGGCGAGGGGGACCGCGTGAGGGGTCTTACCCAGTATTACGGGGCCAACCGGACAGGCAGGTGGGCCGGCCGGATGGTGCAGATGCAGAACCTCCCCCGGAACTATCTGAAGACCCTGGACTATGCAAGGAATCTGGTAAAGGATAAAAATTATGCCGGACTGAAACTGCTGTACGGGAATGTCCCGGACACGCTTTCCCAGCTGATCCGGACCGCATTCATCCCTTCTGAGGGAAATAAATTCGTGGTATCGGACTTTTCCGCCATCGAGGCCCGGGTGATCGCCTGGCTGGCCGGCGAACAGTGGGTCAATGAGGTATTTGCCACACACGGAAAGATCTACGAGGCGACAGCGGCGCAGATGTTTGGCGTCCCGGTGGAGCGGATCGCAAAAGGAAACCCGGAATACTCCCTCCGGCAGAAGGGGAAGGTGGCTACACTGGCCCTGGGATACCAGGGCGGCACCTCCGCCCTGATCGCCATGGGGGCCCTGAACATGGGACTTACAGAGGACGAGCTTCCGGACATCGTGTCCCGGTGGAGACAGGCTAATCCCAGGATCCGGGATCTGTGGTACGCGGTGGAGAATGCCGCCCTTGCGGCCATGGAGACCGCACGGCCGCAGGCCATCCGGGGACTGATCTTTGCGCTGGAGGGGGATCTCCTGTATGGGCAGTCCTTCCTCACGGTCCGTCTTCCGAGCGGCCGGAAGTTATACTACCCGAAACCGTTTCTTAAGGAAAACCAGTTCGGGAAGCAGGCCCTCCACTACTACACGGTGGGCCAGCAGACAAGAAAGTGGGAAGTGGCCTCCACCTATGGAGGAAAGATGACGGAGAATATCGTGCAGGCGATCGCCAGGGACTGTCTGGCGGTCACGCTGGAGAGGATCTACGACCGGGGGCTCCAGACCGTATTCCACGTGCACGATGAGGTGATCATCGATGCACCGATGGAAACGACGGTGGAGGAGATCTGCGACCTGATGGCCGAACCGATCCCCTGGGCCCCGGGGCTGATCCTTAAAGGGGCCGGATTTGAAAGCAGCTACTACATGAAAGATTAAGGAGGGAACAGGATGGAACACAACCGGATGCTGCAGATCAGCACTGCGGGAAACCGAAAGGCCACGCACTGGCCGAAAAGTGAGATCCTGTGGTCCGATTTTACAGATAAACTTAAGACCCCGGTACGGGGAATGGAGACCCTGGACCAGTACCTGGCCCTCCCGAAATCCAGGCAGGACGAGTTAAAGGACGTCGGCGGATTTGTCGGCGGGACCTTTACCGGGGACCGGAGAAAAGCATCCTGCGTGGAAGGGCGCGACCTGGTCACCCTGGATCTGGATAACATTGCCGCAGGGCAGACGGACGACATCCTTAAACGTGTCGGCGGGCTCGGGTGCACTGCGGCCGTATACAGCACCAGAAAGCATGCGGGATACGCCCCGAGACTGCGGGTGATCATCCCCCTTGACCGGACGGCCACCGCAGATGAATACGAGCCGGCGGCGCGGAAGTTAGCGTTCCTGATCGGGATCGGATTCTGCGACCCTACCACCTTCGAGGCTTCCAGGCTGATGTACTGGCCGAGCTGCTGTGCGGACAGCCAGTACGTGCATGCGGTCTTTGACGGGGCTTTCTGCAGTCTGGACGGGATCCTGGCCACCTACGGGGACTGGAAGGACATAAGCCAGTGGCCGCAGGTGCCGGGAGAGGATTCCGCCGCCAGAAGACGCCTGGCCAGGCAGGAGGATCCCACGGCCAAACGGGGTGTGATCGGCGCGTTCTGCCGCACATACAGCGTCACACAGGCCATGGAGCGCTTTATACCGGGGATGTATGAGGAGACGGATATCCCGGGCCGGTACACCTATACCGGCGGCTCCACAGCCGGCGGCGCCATCGTGTATGACGGGGACCGGTTCCTCTACTCACACCATGCCACGGATCCATGCAGCGGCCTTCTGGTAAACGCATTTGACCTGGTCCGGCTCCATAAATACGGGGACCTGGACGGGGATGCCAAAGAGGGGACGCCGGTCAGCAAGCTGCCATCCTTCGTGGCCATGAGCCGCCTGGCGCTGGAGGACAGACAGGTATCGGATCTTATGTCAAAGGAGAACCTGGAACGGGCGCAGAAGGCCTTCCAGAGCCCGGAAGCGGCATCAGAAGGCCACCAGGACTATGACCTTTCGTGGCTGTCACAGCTTACGAAAGACGGGACCGGGAAATACGAGAAGACCATCAACAATGCCGTGATCGTACTGGAGAACGATCCTCTCCTCAAGGGGCGGATCGTGACCGACGAGTTTGCGAACTGCGGCATGGTCCTGGGCCGGATGCCATGGGACCAGAGGGAGGAAAAACGGCGCTGGAAGGACGTGGACGATGCCGGATTCTACCGCTATGTGGAGGTGTTCTACGGCCTTACAGGACGGGACAAGCTGGACAACGCGCTGATGATCGTCAGTGCCCAGAACCGGATCAACGATGTGAAACAGTACCTGCAGGGGCTTAAATGGGACGGCACGAAGCGTCTGGATACCCTGCTGTCCGAATACCTGGGAGCCGAGGATACGGCCTATACGAGGGCTGTGATGCGTAAGTCCCTGTGTGCCGCTGTCGGGAGAGCCGTGGCCGGGGGGATCAAATACGATTACATGCCGATCTTTACCGGGCCCCAGGGGATCGGCAAGAGTACCTTTTTACACATCCTGGGAAAAGAATGGTTCAGCGACAGCTTAACGACCTTTGAGGGCAAGGAGGCTGCCGAGCTGATCCAGGGTACCTGGATCAATGAGATCGGGGAGCTGAGCGCATTTACGAAGCAGGAGACCCAGGTCATCAAGCAGTTTTTAAGCAAGACCGACGATATCTACCGGGCGGCATACGGCCGGAGAACGGACAAATATCCCAGGCGGTGCGTGTTCTTCGGGACCAGCAATGACGGGGAATTTTTAAAGGATGTCACCGGGAACCGGCGGTTCTGGCCAGTGGATGTGGGCGTGCATCCGGCAAAGAAGTCGGTCTGGAACCAGCTGCCGTCAGAGGTGGACCAGATCTGGGCGGAGGCATACCTTTACTGGGCCATGGGGGAGCCCCTGTATCTCCCGAAGGAGATCGAGGAGATGGCAAAGGACCAGCAGGACCGGCACCGGGAATCCTCCGGGAAGGAGGGCCTGATCCTGGATTTCCTGGACCGCGAGATCCCTTCAGACTGGGATTCCCTGTCCAGACAGCAGAGGCAGATGTTCTGGAACGGGAACCTGAAGCTGGCAGACGGGACAGAGCTGGTGCCCCGGGAAAAGGTCTGTGCAGTGGAGATCTGGGTGGAATGCTTTGGCGGAGAACCGAAGCATATGAAGCGGACAGACAGCATGGAGATCAATAATATCCTGATCGGGCTTAAGGGCTGGGAGAGGATCAAAACGCCGCGCAGATTCGGCGTCTACGGGCAGCAGAGAGGGTTCTGCAGGGCGAAAACATAGTCAGAAATATTCGTAGTTCTGGTGTAGCCGCGGTAGTAGTCAAAAACAACCGACTACACGATGTAGCACTGGTTAGTAGCCGTGTGAAACCCTCAGAAATAAAGGAAATACCATTATATAACTACAATAACTACAAACTTCTATATAGAGGTAAAAATAATAAATAAATATATAATACATAACGCTATATAGGGTACATAAATGAGATATACACATACACGCGCACGTGAGGGAGGTTGTTGGAAGATGAGGGAAAAAGACATTGAGAAGATCCTGGTGGCGGAAGTGAGAAAGCTGGGCGGCCGGGCCTATAAGTGGGTAAGCCCGGGGAATGACGGCGTGCCGGACCGCATCGCGATCTTTCCGGGAAAGGCCCCGGTGTTTGTGGAGCTGAAAACCGATACCGGGAAACTGAGCGCCCTCCAGGCGGTCCAGATCAGACGGCTGGGGGAGCTGGGGCAGAAGGTATATGTGATTTACGGGATTGACGGCGTCAGCCAGTTCTTCCAGGACGAGGGCTATGAGGAAACCAGCAAAGCGCTGGATTGCAGATATGGACTGTAAGGGAGGCACAATATGAAACACACGGAATGGATGCACGGAAGAGATGGAGAAAAATACGGAGTTTGGAATACAGTCAGAAAAAAATTCCAGTTCGGAATATGTGAGGACACGCCAATGTTGGCGGATGCAAGATTATTTCAGCGGATAGGAGATAACGCCAGAAAATACCGGTTCGAGATCCGAAGATTGCCGAAAGGGGAAGACAATGGAATTTAGACCGCATTCCTACCAGCGGCATTGTATTAATAAAATTCTGGAAACCAAAAAGCTTGGGCTTTTTCTGGATATGGGCCTCGGCAAGACAGTCACTACGCTGACCGCAGTCAAGGAACTTAAGTATAACCGCTTCCAGGTCTGTAAGGTACTGGTGATCGCGCCAAAGAAGGTAGCTGAAGGGACCTGGACAAAGGAGGCTGCCAAGTGGGACCACACGAAGATGCTGCGGGTATCCCCGGTGCTGGGGAGCCAGGCCAAGCGGATCCGGGCCCTGAACACACCCGCAGACCTGTACGTCATCAACCGGGAAAACGTCTGCTGGCTGGTGGATTATTACCGCAACGCATGGCCGTTTGACATGGTGGTGATCGATGAGAGCAGCAGCTTCAAAAGCCATTCGGCCAAACGGTTCAAGGCCCTGGCGGGGATCAGCAGCCGGATCAGCCGGATGGTGGAACTGACCGGGACCCCGTCCCCCAACGGCCTGGCGGACCTGTGGAGCCAGGTCTATCTGCTGGACGGCGGGGAACGGCTGGGAAAACGGTACAGCCAGTTCCGCGAGAGGTACTTCCAGCCGGACAAGCGCGGGGCAGACGGCATGATATACAGCTATGAGGCCAAGCCCGGGACCGAAGAGAGCATCCTGGCAAAGATCTCCGATATCTGCATCAGCATGAAGGCGGAGGACTATCTGGAACTTCCGGATCTGACCTACCACGAGGTTCCAGTGGAGCTGGATAAAAAGTCCTGGAAGGCGTACCAGGATCTGGAGCGGAAGATGATCCTGGAACTTCCGGAGGATGACGAGCTGATCAGCGTGACCAGCGCAGCGGCCTTAAGCAACAAGCTTCTCCAGCTGGCCAATGGTGCGGTTTATGATGAGGACCGCCAGGTACATGAGGTGCATGACTGCAAGATCGAGGCATTCCTGGAACTGGTCGAATCCCTTCAGGGGAAGCCCGTCCTGGTATTTTACAATTACCAGCATGACCGTGAGCGGATCCTGAAGGCCCTGGCAAAGTCGGGACTCAGGATCCGGGAGCTTAAGACCACACAGGATGAGGACGACTGGAATGCCGGCCGGATCGACATCCTGCTGACCCATCCGGCCAGCAGCGCATACGGGCTTAACCTCCAGCAGGGAGGGAACCATGTAATCTGGTTCGGTCTTACCTGGAATTACGAGCTGTATACCCAGGCTAACAAACGTCTGCACCGGCAGGGGCAGGTAAACAAGGTGATCATCCACCACCTGGTCAGTACAGGGACCCGGGACGAGGAAGTCATGACCGCCCTGAAGCGGAAGGACGATGTGCAGAACTGGGTGATGGAGAGCCTTAAGGCAAGGATCAGGAGGATACGGGATGGACATTGAGAAACAGATGCAGGAGGAGATCAACCGCCAGAGGGAGATCCATAACCGGGTTCTTGTGTGGGACCCGGAGACCGGACGCAGGGAGTACCGGGAAGGCTACAGACCGGGGGACAAGGGATACCTGCCGCCGGCGACGGAGTTCATTACAATTCGGTTCCGGAACGGGGTGATCGTAATGCCGGCGGACGATTTCAATCGCCTGCCAAAAACGAAACAGAAAAAACTGATGCGGTGGTAACAGGAGGGAAGAAATATGTTTGTGAAACAGATTGATATGGCAAAAGCCCTGGAGCTGGCGGCGAAGGGGATGGAGATCAAGGTCCTGGCCCCGATCGGCCAGGAAGGCGGCTGGGAGAACCTGGCCCCGGATACTCTCCAGCACATGCTTGAGGGAGTGATGTTCTTCCGGCAGGAACCGGCGATGGAGAAGGAGATCCTGCCGGTGGTTTCTGGAGAGGAGCCAGAACCGCCAGCAGAAAAGTCCCTGTCGGATCTCACGAAGGAATTGAAACAGGCCAGACCGCAAAAAGGGAAGCTGGATGTGGACATCGGGAAGATGAAGGCCCTGCGGGAGGCCGGATGGAGCTACGCGAAGATCGCGGATGAGATGCGGATCAGCGAAGGGAGCGTATATAACTATCTCGAGCGGGCAGAGGAGGAAGAGCGATGAAAAATAAAGAGGGTTACCCGGATCCGACCGCGGGCAGAGCGATCCGGGAGGCTGACCGGCCGCCGGAGCACGTGGTCATGTTCCGGCGGATGCTCAAGGCAATGAGCATCATCTTCCGCCTCCGGATCCTGGGCAAGGTGACGATTGTGGATGAGAAAGGACGGCGGTGGTGACGAGAGCGGAAGTCGTAAAAAAGAGAACATATTTGGAGGGAAAAATGAAAAATTGGAAGTTATCAGCGATTATTTTAGGATCTGTGTTAGCAGTGATTTTGATGTGTGTAACGGGTGTGCAGTGGTCACAGAATCGAGCAATTAGTCTGGAAGAAGCAGTTTACACCGCTGAATCAGATATTAAGGTACAAGAGAAACGTCGAGTTGATTTGGTATACAATCTGTCTGATTGTGTAAAGCAGTATGATGAACATGAGTCAGAGACATTGACCGGACTTGCAGATGGTATGAGTAAAGGAAACAATGTCGAAGATGTAAGTACAGCGATTGCAGCCGTTACATACGCTTACCCAGAATTGAAAAGTAACGAGAACTATAAGCAGCTCATGAATGAATTTTCCATTACAGAAAATATGATTGCTCAGTACCGGGAGAACTACAATAAATCCGTGACATCTTATAACCGATATGTGAAGAAGTTCCCGGCAAGGATTTTTCTTAATTGGACAGGATATAAGGTTTTGGAGTTTGAAAGATTAGATTATCAAGCACCAGTTGATGCACCGCAGAATCTTTTCGGAGAATAATCATGGAGATTACCAAGAGGGAAATAATAATCAGTATTTCTATATCGGTAGTTATGCTGATAATTGGTCTCTTTATATCGGGAAAAATTACTGATATACAGAACGATAGAAATGCTGAATATCAAAAGGCAGTACATATTGAGGATTCTGAGTTATTCCAGCATGGCATGGATACCAATATCGGAAATGCGTTTGTGTATGGAGACTTACGGGCGGTTGATGCAGTGACTTTTGATGAGATCGGAGGGAAATATCTGTATGTTGAGAAAATTAAAGAGAAATACACCATGCATACTCGTGTGGTTACCTATACCACTGGTTCTGGAAAGACTATGCAGACGCATACACGTACCGAAACATACTGGACTTGGGATGTAATCGGAAGCGAAGAAAAGGAAAGTAAAGAAGTGAAATTCTGCAACGTTGTCTTTCCTGCGATTAAAGTGCAGAGGCCGGATCCGGAGTTTATTAGAATGATAAACGAATCGAACCATATCAGATATAAATACTACGGAACACCTATAAAGCATACAGGAACAATTTACACTGTATTATCATATGGGACTATTTCTGATCGATCCAAATTTTTTAAGGATTATACGATCGATCAGGCTTTGGAAAGTTGTACCGCAGAAATGTGGAATGTTGTTTTCTGGTGTGTGTGGGTAATTGTGATATGTGGTTGTGTATACGGATTTTGTTATCTGGATAATTGGTGGTTGGAAGATTAAGGCGTAGGAGGTGAGGTCGTTGAGGATTAAAATCACGCGGAAGTTATTGGACAGTTACCGGAAGATGAAGCGGGAGATTCCGACTCTGGAAGAAGAACTCGAAGAAATGAAACAGGGAGATAATGGCCTTTGTAACAGTACTATTTTAGATTACCGCACAGGGGAGCCCAGGCCGCAGTCAGTAGTAGGTTTTAATCAAGACCTATATGACAGGAGGCAAAAGATACTGGACGGGAAAAAAGCCAAATGCAAGGCTGTCGAGAAGTGGATCAATGCCATTGAGGATGGGCAGACGCGGTGCGTGTTTAAGATGTTCTATTTGGATGGGATGACATGGGATCGGATTGCGGTTAAAACTGGATATTCCAATAGTCCAGACTATCCGCGGCTGATGATTCGGGACCGGTATTTAAAAGAACAAGGGATTCGCTAAAAAAAGTTCGTTTTATTCGGAATATTCGTGTTACAGTATACTAGAAGCCAAAGGCACGCAGGGCGGCGGCTCCTACCCCCGTTCCAGCCGGGTGTCACAGCCTGGCTGGGGAATCGGTTCTGACGGTACACCATGGGAAACCTAAAGACTGTCACTGCCCTGGATTGTGCTGGCCAGGGCATAAAGGACTTTTAGCTCAGTTGGTAGAGCGTGTGGCCGTTAATCACATTGTCCCAGGTTCAATTCCTGGAGGGTCCGTTTGCCTGGTTTCGGGATCTCCAACCCAGACATTCCAGGCCAGAGAGGCATCCTCGTGAGAGGGTGTCTTTTTGTTTTATAATGGGCCTATTAGCACTCGATGCTTGACAGTGCTAACAATTGTGTTATAATATGTGTGTAGAGGGTATTTTTGTATCATATGTAAAGACTGCGAGTTGTTTATAACTTGTTAGATTTATTTTTAATGTCGAAAAGGAGAATAAGTATGAAATGCTATGTGTTTGTAGATAACTCAAATGTATGGATTGAGGGAAAGTATGTGTCAGCAGTAAAGAAGGGTCTTGCCAGAGACATCGTGGATGCACATAATAAAAAAGCGTGCGATAATTCGTGGAAAATGGATTTCGGGAAATTACTCAATTGTATTGTAGATGGAAATACAAGTAGTGTTGAAGAAGCTATCATCGTTGGATCAAAACCAACCCAGAAAGATAGTTTGTGGAAAGCGATGGAAACCGCTGGATTTAAAGTTGAAACACAACAGAGGAATGCATCGAATAGAGAAAAAAAGATTGACACTGGAATTGTGCAGAAGATTAATGATAAATTATATGATGCATCTGAAGAAGGAGATATCTTTATTCTTGCAATGGGGGATAAGGATTATGTCCCAGTAGTAGAAACAATTGAGCGAAAAGGGCGAGTATGTAAGATTGCTTTTTGGGGGAATGTAGCTGGAGAGCTTGTTGCAGCAGCATCAGAGTATTTAAATTTGGATGATCATTTGGATGAAATTTCACATTAGTTACTCTTGGTGTATGTATCTTTGTGTAACTTGGTACTGAACAAATGGATAAAACGCTTAGAGCAAAAGAGATAGCTTCGGCTATCTCTTTTCCTTTACCCAAAAACCAACGAATAGGAGGTGATCGACATGGCCAGAGCGCCGGATCCGAGAATTGATGAGGCGAAGGCCATGTACCTGAAGGGTGTGAAGCTGGTGGAGATCGCACACCGGCTGGATCTGCCGGAGGGAACGGTCCGCCGGTGGAAATCCACGCATAAGTGGGAAAGCGAACGTTCGGATAGAAAAGGTGAACGCTCGAAAAGAAAGAGAGGGGCGCAGCCGGGCAATAAAAACAGCTCTGGCGGTCCACCAGGAAACAAGAAAGCAGTTACCACAGGAGAGTTTGAGACTCTCTTTTTTGATTGCCTGGAACCGGAAGAACAGCAGCTGGCGGCATCTGTCCCGCCGGATAAAGAGCAGCTGCTCCTCCAGGAGATCCGGCTGCTGACTGTAAGAGAGCACCGGATGCTTAGGCGGATCGATCTGCTCCGGATGTCCATGGATGACTCCGGGGAGGTGTCGGGGGATGAAACCGGCATGACTGCGGTTGGGCATAAAAGGGGCCTTGAAAAGGACAAGGAGACAGATCTCACGGAGTACCGGGGCAGGCTGGGCCAGATCCAGAACATAGAGGATGCCCTGACCCGTGTACAGGCCCGAAAGCAGGCAGCCATCGACTCCCTGCACCGATACGGCGTGGATGACGCCCGCCTGGAGATCGAGCTGATGCGGCTTGACCTGGCGGTGAGAAAGGCCGGCGGTCTGGATGATGAGGAGGAGCCCGAGGATGACGGCTTCCTGGCCGCGCTTAGCGGAGCAGCGGAGGATTGGACAATGGAAAAGAAGGTGGAGAATGATGAAGAAGAGACGGCCGATATTTAAATTCCAGCGGTTTTCAAAAAAACAGCGACAGATTTTTACCTGGTGGGCAGACAGCAGCCCTGTAAAGGATGCAGCTGGTATCATTGCAGATGGGGCGATCCGGTCCGGGAAGACGGTCAGCATGTCTTTGTCCTTTGTGATGTGGGCCATGGAAAGGTATGATGGACAGAATTTCATCATGGCCGGAAAAACCATCAGTTCCTTTAAACGGAATGTTCTCCAGAACCTTAAGATGATGCTGACAAGCCGGGGATACCGTTGGACATACCACATTTCCGGGGACCTCCCCAACATGCTGGAAGTATCCAGGAAGGGCAGGACAAATTTCTTTTATGTCTTTGGCGGTAAGGACGAAGGCTCCCAGGATCTGGTGCAGGGAATTACGGCCGCCGGGGCTTTTTTTGATGAGGTGGCGTTGATGCCGGAATCTTTTGTGAACCAGGCCACAGGCCGCTGTTCTGTCGAGGGGGCAGCCTGGTGGTTCAACTGTAATCCGGCGGGTCCGATGCACTGGTTCAAACAGGAATGGATCGATAAGAGAAAAAAGAAAGAACTGCTGTACCTGCATTTCACCATGGATGACAACCTAAGCCTTTCTGAACGGGTAAAAGAAAAGTACCGGGAAATGTATGCCGGTGTGTTTTATCTCCGATATATCAAGGGCCTGTGGGCGGTGGCAGAGGGGCTGATCTACACCATGTTTTCGGACCAGAACATGTATGCAGATGCAGACCGGCCAGTGGCATTAAAAAGTACGGCTGTGAAAACGATCACAGTAGATTACGGAACTACAAACCCATGCGTGTTCCTCGAAGTATGGGACGATGGGGAGACTCTGTGGGTGGACCGGGAATACCGCTGGGACAGCCGCTCAGAGGACGCGAGACGCAGCGGGAACCCGCAGAAAACGGATTCGCAGTATGCGGATGACATGGAGGACTTTATGGGAACAGACCCAGAAAGCCAGTGCATGGTTGTGGTTGACCCGTCAGCGGCTTCCTTCATCGCAGAGCTTCGCAGCCGCGGTGTATACGTAAAACCCGCCAATAACGAGGTGGTGGATGGGATCCGTGTGGTCGGATCCCTGCTTGGAAGGCGTGGAATCCGGATCAACAGGGACAACTGCAAAGGACTGATCGGGGAGATGCGGTCCTATGTCTGGGATGATAAGGCGGCAGAACGGGGAGAGGAAAAGCCGGTCAAGCAGAAAGACCATGGACCGGATGCACTGAGGTATTACTGCTATACGGTCCTGCCGAAGTGGCGGATCGGCGCATAGGAGGGAATATATGGCACAGAAACAGAATACGGGAACAGAGGCGCCTGTCGTGACGATGGACGCCTTTTCCAATCCGGCGGCAAGGATCGGGTTCGGGACGCTGGACCTTCTGCAGGCGACCGAGTACCCCATGACCCGGATGACGCAGAATTACCAGCTTCTGACCAGCCTGTACCGGGAAAACTGGATCATCCAGAACATCATTGCCACGATCCCCAATGATATGATGCGGAAATGGTATGATCTGAGGACTGGGGCTGATCCGGAGTACTTAAAGCAGATGATCCGCCTGGAGAGGCGGACGCAGATCCGGAAGAAACTGCTCCTGGGGATGTACTGGGGGAGGCTTTATGGCGGAGCCGCAGGAGTGATCCTGATCAAAGGACACAACGATATGAGCCGCCCGCTGGAACTGGATGCGGTCATGCCGGGAAGCTTCCTGGGACTTCATATCCTGGACCGGTGGAATGGCATTTATCCGGAAACAGATCTGGTATCCGATCCGGAGGATCCGGATTTCGGTCTCCCGGAATTTTACATGATCCGCAATGAAGAGACCGGGATGACGGCGGCCCGTGTCCACCACAGCCGGGTGATCCGCTTTATCGGCCGGGAACTCCCCTGGATGGAACAGGTGACAGAGCAGTACTGGGGAGAATCGGAGATCGAAGCGGTCTATGAAGAACTTACCAGGCGGGATAATGTGGCCGGGAACATCGCGGCCCTTACTTTCCGGGCGAATATCAATTACCAGGAAACGGACGGGCTGGACCAGCTTCTGGGGACGGCCAACACGGAAATGCAGCGCCGCTTCTGGAACACCATGGCGGCCCAGTCGGTAATGGAAAGTAATTTCGGGACAAGGATGATCAATAAGGGGGATGCGATCCACAACACACAGTATACCTTCACAGGCCTTCCGGATGTCTATGACCGGGTCATGATGGATGTGGCCGGGGCGGCACGGACACCGGTGACGAAGCTTTTCGGACGGTCTCCCGCAGGGATGAATGCAACAGGGGAATCTGATCTGAAGAATTATTATGACTATATTGACGGACTGAGGGAGACGGAACTTCGTGGAATCATTGAACGGCTGCTTCCGGTCATGGCATTATCAGCATGGGGGACGATCCCGGACGATATGGAGGTTGTTTTCCCACCGATGCAGACACCGGATGCCAGGGAAGTGGCGGAGATCACGGAGCGGAAGAGCAACGCAGTCCTCGCGGTTTATCAGAATGACCTCATTGATGCGGCGACGGCCATGCAGGAGCTGAAGCAGCTGTCAGATGAAACCGGTCTGTACAGCAAGATTTCTGATGAAGCGATCGAAGCCGGAAGAGGTGTGTTTTATTCGGACAGCCGGCTGCGGGACCCGATGTCCGGCCTGGAGTTTCCGGGAAATCCGGAAGAAGGGGGCGGAGGATTAGAAGATGGCGAAGAAGATCCGGCCGGCGAAGGAAACTGATGTGACCGCATATCTGCGGAGGCTGTTCCTTAAGACGGAGCAGGAGCTGATCCGGGAGATCATGAGAAAGCGGTCTGCCGGATATGTGGATTATGCGGAGGCAGCGGCCCTGGAACGGGTCCAGAAAATCCTTCAGGATATGGTGGACGATTCCTGGGAGTATATTCCGGAAATGATCGAGACTATTTTTTACCATTCAGACAAGGATGCAGCCGGTTATGCCAATGCCAGGACGCTCACAGCGGCCCAGACGGACGTTGTACAGCAGCTGTCCAATAATCTGCTGGGTGAGATCATGGAAATGGCGGGGACGGCCAGAAAAAGCGTGGAGGCTGTGTTTACCATCGCCAGACTGGAAAATGATCCGTTCCGGAGGCTTACCCTGGAACAGGTCCTGCGCCAGGAGGCGGCGGGCAGTCCGTGGATCAGAAGCAGCAGGGACCTGGTAAAAAAGATGGAACAGGACGGGATCACGGCATTCGTGGATAAGTCCGGCCGCCGGTGGAGCCTCCGTGCATACGGAAATATGGCGGTGCGCACCACGGCCCGGCAGGCGGAGGTGGCCGCGCTTTTGACGGCCGATGATCACGATCTCTGGCAGATCATAAAGATCGGCAGCACGTGTCCGGTATGCGCGCCTCTGGAAGGTCGGGTCTATTCCAAAAGCGGAACAGATCCGGATTATCCGCCGCTATCGATGGCCTTCGGGAAGGTGGATCCGGCAGGAGGGGACAACCTGGCAAACACCTGGCTGAATATCCACCCAAACTGCCTCCATATGCTGGCGAAGTATACTACGGTCGGAAAGACCGAAAAACAGATCCGGAGGGACCGGGATTTCTCGGATCCGGAGAAGAATCCGGTCACAAAAGACCCTCGGAGTAAGAAGCAGATCGCAGCCTACCGGGAGAAGGAGCGGAACAGGAGGAAGCTGCTTGCGGATATGAAGCAGCATAAGGAATACAGGGCGGTTCTGGGAAGAGAAGTGCCAAAAGATTTTGCAAAGTTCCGGGAGATGAAGTATAATGGGAGTGGGAAGTGGGAGTATTTAAAGGGCTTGAAGCGATATTTAGATCAATATCCGACAAGTAACAGGAAATTTTATGATGCCGGGGAAGAATTAAAGAGACTGGGGATTAAGAAAGGTGTTCTTTTACCATCTGTTCTTGTACAGGCATTTATATTACCCGAGGGAAAGAAAGATCCATATCATATTATGAACCGGATGCTGGGGCGTAATATGACAGATGACGATGTTCGCTCTTATATGACTAAAGCGAAAGCAATGTTTGTTCAATGGGGAGGAAAACGCCTGGTATTTTATGGGAATTCGGGAATCGCAGTCATTACAAAGGTGAACGAAGATTGGATTTATAAAACTGCGTGGAAGCGAGCAGACTTTGACGAAGAAACAGGACAGATTTTGGAGGTGTTGAAGAAATATGGCATATGATTTGGATTATGAGTCAGACCATCATTGTCCCGTTTTTGGCAGGGTCATTGACAGTGATTTGTGTTATGAGTCTTTGATGGCGTTAAGTCGCGCTGTTAAAGTGTCTTCTGTGCCGGAACTTGTCGAGATACAGGACGTTGAAAAAGCCAGGAAGATTTGCGCGAAGTGTCCGTATAGCGAGTTGTAGTATTTTTATTGCGACGCCGCAATGAAAGGAATAAAAGATGATACAGTATTATGGTTATACCATAAGCCCGAACCAGATCGAGACTGGCGAGGGCTTTTTAATTTGCCGGAACGTGCCTATCAGCCGGACCGGAGACCAGGAGTATATGGGCTGGGAGATCGGGATCCCGGGGGCGGGAGGCGGACAGATCGTAACGGTCCACCGGCCTCCGGAGGAAGTGTTTTCCACGGCGGCCCTGGCAAGCTTCGAGGGAAAGCCGGTGACCAATGATCATCCGCCGGTACTGATCGGGCCGGATGACGTGAAAACGTATGAGATGGGCCATGCCCAGAACGTGCGCCGGGGAGACGGAGAGTGGGAGGAGTACACCCTGGCGGATCTTCATATCCACGACCGGGAACTGATCGATGCCGTCCAGAGCGGGAAACGGGAGATCTCCTGTGGGTATGAATGTGAGTATGTCCCCAATGGGGATGGGACCTATACACAGAGGAATATCAGAGGTAATCATGTGGCAGTCGTGGAACGGGGAAGAGCCGGGAAACGGGCTGCCATTTTAGATTCAGATAAAAAGAAGGCGAAAGAGCCGGAAAGGAAAGGGAACATGAATAAAAAAGGACTGTTTTTCAAACTCTTCGGACAGGCAGTAAAGGATAAGAGTCCGGAGGAGATCGAGCAGATGGCCATGGATGCGGCGGCCGCTCTGGAATCGGAGAAGCCGGCGGACGGACAGGCAGAAGGGCAGAAGGAAGAACCGGCAAAAGAAACGGCTTCAGATGAGGCTGTCATTGATGCCATTGCTGAAAAAATCCTGGCGAAGCTGGAGGAGAAGGGGGCATGTAAAAAGAAAGAAGAAACAAAGGATGCCCTGGATGCTGCCCTTGAGAAACTGGAAGAGGGCGGGGATCCTGGGCAGGCCGGGGAAACAGAAAAAGCATCCGGCGATACGGAAAAGGAGACCAGAACTGGGACCGGAATGGACAGATCCACGGCAGCGGGAATTTTAAAGGTCATGCGTCCGGCGGTGGCCGCCATTAAAGACGAGAAGGAACGTCTGGCCGTTTCGGATGCGCTGATCCGTCTGGTGATGGCAGAGGATACCCAGGATGATATTTCCGCCGTCTTAAAGGCATCCCAGGCAAACGGAAAAAAAGCAGCCGTGAACATGGTGACCGTGGATACAGACGCGATCCAGGATGCGTATGACGCTATGAATCCCCACAGGGGCAGAAAGGAGACGAAGTAAGATGAAAGGACAGGTAATCGGAAAGACCATGCTGCACGGATATGCGGGAAGCTATTCCAGGCAGCCGGATATGGTGGTGGATACCCACCCGCACGGAGGAAAGGCGGATATCCCGTTTGGATTCCCGGTAGCAGCAGGCGCAGACGGGGCAGTTGCTGAATGGGCGGAGACTTCCACAGCAGGGAATTTTGTGGGAGTAGCCGTCCGTGAGATCAAGTCGGCCACGGACTACATGAACCAGAATATGGGCACATACAGGCCCGGAGAAGCCCTTCCCGTGTTAAAACGCGGATGCGTGAACGTGATCTGCCAGAACGGGACACCGGCCGCAGGAAAGGCCGTGTACGTCCGGACAAAGAAAAATGGATCTTTTCCCAATGCGGTGGTGGGCGGATTTGAGGCCGCAGAGGATACTACAAATTCAGTGAAACTCTCAAATGTGCAGTGGAAGGGAACGGCAGACGCAAACGGAGTGGCGGAGCTGCGGATCCTGACCATCCAGAATGCGTAAGGAGGAATCAGAGATGGCATTTAAGAACGTAGGTACTTTTGATCTGGGAAGAGCCGCATCCGGCGCGGCGAGAGGCGGTAATGCGGCTGTGTTCAGCCTGGACGCGGATGGAATCGCATCCGGACAGGCATTTCTGACATCTGAGCTGGAAAAGCGCGACATGATGGTACGGACACCTCTGACCAGCTTTACATATGCCCGTGATATCCCGGTCCGCGTTGGAGGCGGATGGGCGGAGACTGTATCCGCCATGCAGGTAGGATATGGGATCGCCGGAGGTTCCGGGGACGGTATCGTCCATGCCGGAGGCTCCAACGGGATCCCCATGGTGCAGGCAGACTTTTCCAAGGGCACATATAAGGCCCACATGATCGCCGCAGGGACCCGTGTGATGTGGGTGGACATGCAGCGCGGGAACATGACTGGAAGGAACCTGGACAGCCTTCTGCGGGACGGGCTCCGTATGTCTTATGACAAACACCTGGAAGAGAACACATACGTCGGCTTTAAGCGCTACGGAACCACGGGGCTCTTAAATAACCCGGACGTGGTGGTCCTGGATGCGGCATCCAACGGCGCGGATCTGTCCAGTACGAAGTTTAAAGACAAAACGCCGGATATGATCCTGAAGGACATCAACGATGCGATCCTTTATGCCTGGTCCCAGTGCGAGTACGACCGGGATGCGATCCCCAACCACATTATCATGCCCTATGAGCAGTTCAACTACCTGGCTACCACGAAGGTGACAGATCTGGCGGAAAAGACCATCCTGACATTCCTTCTGGAAAATAATGTGGCAAAGCAGAACGGAGCCGACCTGTTTATCGGAGCCACTTCCTGGTGCAAGGGAGCCGGGGACGAAAGCGAGGACCGTATGGTTGTTTATTGTAACCGCGAAAAGTATCTGGCCATGGATGAACTGGTGCCCCTTACCAGAGCCATGACAGGGCCCAATACAGCAGAGTTCTGTTATGATACTGCGTATGCCGGAAACCTGTCAGAGGTGGAAGTGTTCTATGATCAGACCATGGTCTATGTAGACGGGATTTAGGAGGTGCTTCAATGTTTATCGTATCAAAACGGAGTTATGCAGTGAGACTTTCTGACGGATCCTTTTACCGGATCCCGAAGGATTTTATCGGGGAGATCCCGGAAGAGGTGGCAGAAAGCAGGCTGGTACAGAGGGCAGTCCGGAGCGGATCCATTGCGGTCCCCTCCGGGACCCGGGACCGGGAACTTTTAGAAGCAGACCAGAAAGCGGAGGAACTGCTGAAAGAGAACGACATTCGGCCGGATGCGGGGGAGGAAGCAGGCAGATCTTTAGAGGAACAGCCGGAAACGGATGAGGCTCCGAAGGCTGGAAACGCCAGACGCGGAAGAAAATAAAGGAGGGCAGCATATGACCACCAGAGACAACAGGATGGGAGCCTTGTTCCAGTCCGCAAAAGCAGCCGCGGCTAATGTGCCGCAGCCAGGGGAGCGAGGCTCCTATACGGCAGATATGTTCCGGGAGGATTTTCCGCAGTTCACCGTCCGGGTGCCATCAGATACAGAGGGCGGTGGGGAAACCATGAAAGATGCGGTCCCGGAAAAAATGCTGGAGCTGTTTATCAGCCAGGCCAATGACAGTGTGCTTCCTGGCCGGTGGAGCTCCCTCTGGAGGTATGCTGCCGGACTGTATGTGGCCCATTTTGCGGCCCTGTATCTGAAGACGTATACTCCTGGATCCGGAAGTGCCGCCCAGGTGGCCGTAAATGCACAGAATACTGGCACCGTGAAGGCGGCCTCCATGGGAGATACGTCCATCAGCTACGATAACAGCGCAGTAACAGCCGGAACCGAGAAATGGGGCAGCTGGAACGCCACCCAGTACGGTTCCCAGCTGGTGACGATGGCGCGTATGGTTGGAATGGGGGGAATGTATGTTATTTGATAATCCCGTTTTCGGAAACTGGTACACAGACACGGTGGATATCTGGCGGATGGTCCCGGTCCGTGATGGAAATCTGGATGGCATGGAGCGGAAAAAGATAAATCAGAATCCAGTGCCGTGCCGGGTGTATGAGACAAAGAAGGAGGGGCCGGCGATTGGTGAGAACGCAGCCCGGGAGAGGGCCGTGGAAAAGCTGGCCTGCGATCTGGCTGCGGATATCCGGGCCGGGGATGAGCTGTATGTGATCCGCGGCGGGAACCTGGGACATGCGAACCAGGGAGTGAGGTATACCGCCGGTCCTCCGGCGCGGTACTATGACCCGGTGGGAAGCGTTTCCACCGGCCTGGCGCACCAGGAAGTGGGGCTGCTGAGAGACAACATCATCGGGAGGTGAGGCAATGTCCAGCTTTGGATCGCAGATCCGGAAGCGGATCGGGGAACTTTATAAGGCCGACCAGGATGTTCCCGGGATCCTGGAGGCGGTGGCAGAAGGAGCCACTATTGAGGCGGTGCGGGTGGCGGGTCAAAATACACCACCAAATGACGGGACCCTGGCCGGGACGAATACCAGGAGCGGACAGATGGCGGAACACTGGGCAACGGACAGCGTGACGACGCCTGTGATCACGGAGGGAGCCGGGGCCAGGACGTACACCACGGAGCTGAATAACAATATGCAGTATGCCAGTTATGTCAATGATGGCCATGAGGTGGTTAAGCATTTTGTTCCGGGGCTGATCATCAATGGAAATCTGCTGGAGGAAAGTCCGGATGGCTCCAGAGGACTGGTAGTTGGCACAAAGACCACCTTCGTGAAGGGAAAGTACATGAAGGAAAAGGCCGTAGGGAAGTACCGTTCTGTGGTCCGGAAGGAACTGGAAAAACGGGTAAAGGAGGCGTTCCGGTGAAGTTTACACTGATGAGGGTCCTGGACAGTCTGGCGGGAGTTTTAAAGAAGGGGTATCCGGAATATCCGGTGTATATAGAACCGGGAATACAGGAGACGGAGCTTCCCTGTTTCTTTCTCTTTCTTATGCCGTCTGAGATCTCCGGGGAGACCGGAGGCCGGTATCTGCGGGACCTGGGTATCGACATTGTATTTGTGCAGCAGCGGAATATCCAGGATGGAAACAGGAGTTTCCCATAGTTAAAGATACCACACCCAATATCACAAACTCACGCTTAAACAATATTCCTTAGTCAACCACATACAATAGCAAATACAAAAAAGCTGGAAGCAGACTTAATTTTGCTTCCAGCTTTTCTATATTATTTAGTTTTGATGAAGCCGTTCTATAATACTTGTTTTTGCGATCTTTCGATATATGATTGCCGGAATAATAACCGTTAGCGCAATCAAAAATGGATAGATAACAAACATAGGGAAAATAACAAATTTATAAGTGAAAAACCAAATGCTATTTGAAATTGCTCTTACAATGATAACCGATACCAGAGAACCAAATACGATTGACGCAACAACTGTTCCCGCAGCATAGTATAAGCCCTCAAATGACAGCATTTTCTTTAGCTGTTTTCCTGTCATACCAATACTTTGAAGCATGGCAAGTTCTTTTCTTCGTGTAATAATGCTGGTAAGAACAGAGTTTACAAAATTTGTAATTCCTATTAAGCCAATGATAATGCTTAACGCTCCCCCTATGGTAATAATCAGAGAGGTTAAATCATTAAAGGAATTAATATACGTTTGTTTAGAGTCGTAATTCATACTCGGCTCAATGTCCTCAACATAGCTGCTCAAAAATTCCTCCATATCAGCTTCCATACCGTCAACTACATTGAATGGGAAGCTAACCAAATGAGGTTGCTCGCAAAGAGGTAAGAAAACATCCGTCGGCATATAGAACTTTGCAAATCCGGTACTTCTTATCGTATCGGTGTTTTCATTGATTAGCACCTTTGCCATAACCTTGCAGTCAAAGTTATTATCTATACTACTGGAAAGTCCGTTCATTTGTACATGATTGAAGTGAAGTGTATCGCCAACATGAATATTAGGGTCATCAATAATGTTTCCATTGTCATCAGCGGTCAGGGCATACAGTACATAGTTCCCGGATTTTAATGCTTCCCAATCAATCGTTCCCTCTATAACATCCATTGAGTTCAGTAAAAAATCATCTGCTCCATATAATTGAACCAAAGGATTTCCCTCAGCGTCTTTGTTATAATTTGAGGTAACTCCATTCTCGACAGAAAATGCTTCTTCCAAAATCTTTGTAGTATATAACTCGCCACCCTCATCAAATGCCGGATTTTGCTTAACTGCTTCAATAAAAGAAGTGGAAAGGTCATTTTTGCTGTCGCTATTTCCAAACTTAAAATTGAAGTAATCCGCAGTAGAGATGATGAAATCCTTGTTTACAAATTTCTCTACATATTTTTCCACATCAAAGCCGCTTGCAAGTGTGAATACAGTGTTGAACAATACCAAACTCAAAGTCATAGAAATAATAACCAAAATTGTACGTTTCTTGTTCCGACCAAGATTTGATAATGCCATGCGATGAATTTTGGCTCCATGTATAGACTTTTTATTAGACGTCTTTTTGCCTTGAAATGCTGTTGCGTCATTTTCGGTATAGCGGATTGCTTCAATAGGCGATACTGAACCTGCTATTTTGGCAGGCTTATTTACGCTAATAATCACTGTAACAAGTGCAAATAAAGCAGCTCCGATAAAAATAATTGGATTAGCAGTTACTTTTACTCCTGCGTCCGAAGCATAAACTGTGCCGTTCATTAAAAATGGTACTAATGCTCGTCCAACAAAGAAACCAATTAGCAAGCCGAATGGAATACCGATAAAGGAAAGTAACATAGCCTGTTTGCTGATAAGTTTCTTTATTTGTCGTTTTGTTGTGCCTAAAGTTTTAAGCTGTCCGTAGGATTGAATATCTTGAATGACAGAGATTTGGAAAATATTATATATAATCAAATACCCTGTTATCATAATTAAAAGTATGCCAACAATCCCCGAAATCAATAAAGCTGGATTTTCTAAAAAGTTACTGCCTTGATATGCAGGACTAACACGAGCGATCACATAATTGTCATCTGATGGACTTCCGCCCATAGTATCACAAGTATAGCCCGTTTCAGCAAGAAGCTGATGTAATTTTGATTCGATAGCTCCGTTTCCATGAAACATAACATAAGCGGCGACTACGCCGGAATAGTCATTATCTTCGGGATAGGTGTATGTTAAAAGTTCAGAATTATTGTCAACAAAGGCTTTAGAAACAATAAGTCGTCCAATATTACTTAGGCTGTCTGTTTCCCAAAATCCGCATAGTACAAAATTCTTTGAATATGAAATCCCTTTAATTTGATAGTCCAAAGTTACGGTTGCTCCGATTTCAGCAGGAATACCAAGTGCGTCCAGCGTTTTGGTATCAGCCATAATTTCATTCTCTGCTTCAGGACGGTGTCCCGTTGTTGGCTCATACCGTGCAAACTTCAAAGCAGTATCGTCCATAAACCACATATCAGCACGCCATTTTTCCAGTCCGGGATTATTGATATGATAAGACACTGCCTTTGTATAGGCAATCTGTTCAATCATCTCATTGCCTTTTATATTATCAAAAACCTCATCGCTTATATAATTCAAAACCGCTTGACCGTCGCCACCTTGTTTTCTGATATTTTGGTCGTGAACGGTATCTATCAAACCAGAGCCTAATGTAAAAATGGTTGTAAAGAGTATAGTAGTTAGAGCGATTGCAATAATTGCAATGATATTTCTACTCTTTCCTGCTTTGAAATAACGGTTGGATAATTTTTTGATAACAGGGCGATTGCTATTTCCAAATAAAATATCATTCATAGTTTTTGCCCCCCTTATTCTGCAATTTTCCCGTCCTCAATGCGGACAATACGGTCTGCAAGCTGGGCGATCTCGCTATTGTGGGTAATCATCACAATCGTTTGATGAAATTTCTGGCTTGTTACTTTCAACAGTCCCAATACATCGCTGCTTGTTTTACTGTCAAGATTGCCCGTTGGTTCATCGGCTAATATAATGGCAGGCTTTGAGACAAGGGCGCGAGCAATCGCTACACGCTGTTGCTGACCGCCGGATAAGTTGTTCGGCATATTTTGCAGCTTATCGCCGAGTGCCAGCATTTGCACAACTTCGTCCATGAAATTTTTATCTACTGTATCGCCATCCAATTCTACGGGCAAAACAATGTTTTCATATACATTGAGAACGGGAACAAGGTTATAGTTCTGGAAAATAAAACCGATATTGCGTCTGCGGAAAATCGTAAGCTGTTCATCGTTCAGCCCTGACAAATCTTTTCCCTTGACCTTTACATTACCGGAAGTGGGAACATCCAAGCCCCCCATCATATTGAGCAATGTGGATTTTCCGCTGCCGGAAGTTCCCACAATGGCAACAAATTCTCCCTGTTCGACAGTGAGAGTTACACCATCCAGAGCTTTTGTGATATTCGGCTCGGTGCCATAGTATTTTTTCAAGTTTTTTGTTTCTAAAATGCTCATAGAGAACACCATCCTTTCTTGTGATGGCTTCATTATAAAGGGCAATCCTCACAGAAATGTCACAGCCGACATAATAAATTGCCCTGAAATGTCACAATCCTGTGACATTTCAAAAAAACAGGTTATTCATGGGGAAGAAAAACGGAGAATGTTGAGCCTGTTCCTACTTGAGAAGTTACTTGTATATAACCGTTCTGCAAGCTAATAATTTCCCTTGCGAGATACAGCCCAATGCCGATTCCCTCTATATCGTGGACATTTTCTTCCCGATAAAAGCGCCTAAAAATTGCTCCCTGTTGGTTTTCGGGAATACCTTTGCCGGTATCAGTGATGCTGACTTTCAGGTGCATTTCCCAGCTTTCAACGCAAACACGGATAGAACCGTACTCCGGCGTGTACTTAACTGCATTATCCAATATGTTAAATAGGGCTTCTGCCGTCCATTTGCGGTCATGGGAAACAACCAATGTTTCCGGGCAGTTTACTTCAACTTGTATGTGCTTCCTTTCAGCGTTCAGAAAGATACCACCCAGAGCCATAGCAAGAGTATCATAAATGGGCTGCTGTTTCTTTTCAAGTGAGATAACACCCGTTTCAAGCCGGGATGTTTTTATCATAGCCTGCATTAAGAAATCCAGTTTATCAAGCTGTGTGCCACTGGCAAGCAGAAATTCCCGCTGTTTATCCGATGGCACTTCTTGTTCTAATAAGGTGGCATTTACCATTTTTAAGTTTGCTATCGGTGTCTTTACCTGATGAGAAATATCGGAAATCAATTCCTGTAAGTCAGCTCGTTCACTGGCAACGCTGTTTTTGCTTTCCTGCATAACCTCATAAAGACGCACCAGCCGATGATTGATTTTATAAAATAGGTTTTCTT